CCAAATGCCACGCCCGCTTCTGCCGCCGCATTCTCTTGGGCGACGGGGAGAATTATTCGCCATATAAGTTTCCCGTGGTATTCGACGCCGATCCGGCAACAGTCAAGCCGTGGTCGGCAAGCACTCTGCATCACAACTGGAATGATGCCCTGCGGCAGGCGGTTGATGAAGACTGCACGGGGTTTGTAGTTGCTGTCGGCAGTAATGGGAGTCGCCGCGCGGAAATCTCCGATGAGCTTGTGAAGATAGGCTTTCAGGCCGTTCCCGTCATCCACCCCACCTCCTACATCAGCCGCTCGTCTCTGGTCGGGGACGGGATGCAAATGCTGATCCGCTGCCATATCGGCGAGGAAGTGCGAATCGGAAATTGGTGCATGATGCATGGTGCGGCCTTTGTCGAACATGAAAGCGTCGTAGAAGACGGAGTAACCATCATGGCGGGAGCCTCAATCATGGGGCAGGCGATCATCCGGCGCAATGCGCTGATCGGCGGCGGCGCGACCGTCATGGGTGTCGAGGTTGGCGAAGGCGCCACGGTTGGGGCCGGGGCGCTGGTGACGAAGGATGTTCCGCCTGGAGTCACTGTGGTTGGTGTGCCGGCGAAGCCGATGCAGAAAACGCGGGCGATCATCAATGAATCGGGATATGGCGCATTAGTTACGCAAGTCCTTGTGTCATGATGGGTCACGAGAGGACAACGCGAACTGAGAGACCGGACTCGGTCAACGATCTATGGGATAAACCCAACGGCTTTTGCGGCCAGTGTGGCGCACCACTAAACACATGTTGTGTCGGCGGATATATACTACATGATAGCAACCACGCGGTCGCTTGGGCGACCAATGCGAAGAAAACGGAAATCATCGCTGCCATTGAAGCAAGTGTGAATAATGCCAATGCTCTACGCGAATATTTGAGCAGCGGGCGCCATATTAGGGGCGACGATCTTCCTTCATGCTACGAAAAATGACCCATGATCGCCGCACCCGCTACCGCAACGGCGCCTGCTGGCGCCGCGCTCAATTCTTCCGCGCGACTTACGTCAGCCTGTGGATGGAACACGATTGGATTTGGCGCGTTGGCTCATGGTTCTAGGAGGTAGCAATGTGCTTCACTTTAAGTTGGATCGAGCAGTTTTGCATCTGGCTCATCATTGTCTGTGCCATCGTCGCGATTCTCAGATTGCTTTTGCCGTGGGTCGCCGCACAAATCGGCGGCGTCATTCCCGGCGTTATCAATATCGTTCTCTGGGCCGTCATCGCAATTTTTGTCGTGTATTTTTGCTTCGCGCTGATTGAATGCCTCGCAGGGTTTGGCGGGCGATTGCCGTTGTTTCCCCACTAAACTTCGATTCGCAGCCGACCGTTGACCGAGTCCGGCGCCAATCCCACGAAGACCCTATCGTGACGCAAATACTTTTCCACACATTCTTCAAAAAGAATCTCTTGACGCTTTCCCAAAAATAGATTCAACATACCAACATTAAGCCTCCCCCTCCGCGCTGGAGGAAGATACACCATCTGACCAAGCCGCGCCGGTTTGGTTTCACCCTCCCACGCTCTGGCAGCGCTTGCCGGGTCGGGTCAAAAACCCCGCTCGGAGTCCTGCCGTGGCAAACACGCAAGCGACGTTTGGTTTCAAGCACCAAGGTTATCTGTCCGGCGGTGCTCCCGATTATCAGCTTTCGACCTACGCCATCCAATCGACGAACGCGACCCAGATTGGCTTCGGCGACCCGGTTATTGCCGCAAACGCCACCTCGGCATTCATCATCCAAGCTACCGGCGCACTCGCAACCACAATGCCGATCATCGGCATCTTTCAGGGTTGCGAATACATCCCATCCGGCGGCGGCGCTCCGCAGTGGTCGCCATATTTTCCAGGCAACACGGCGCAGAACGCCACGGCGTATGTGATCGACGCGCCCAACGCAAAATTCCTCGTTGCGACTCTCCAAACTGCGGTCGTGTCAACAAACATCGGCAATGTCGTCAACTTCACGACTGGCCAGTGCGCCACGGTCGGTGGTGGTTATTCCATCGCGACAATCGATCAATCGACAGCGACGACAACGGGCACCACGACCTCGGTGCTGCCTTTCCGAATTGTTGGTCTCTATCCCGGAGTTGGCAACGGCTCCGATCCGACCACCAATTACAACTGGGCCATCGTCGCCTTCAATTATCAACTCAACCGCGCGTTCGTCGGTAACTGATAACCGGAGAGGGATAAAATAACATGCCCGTCGCATTAGCTAATATCCGCTCCGAACTTCTGCCCGGCCTCTTCGATGTCCGCGGGTCATACGATATGATCCCGCGACAGTGGGACAAAATCTTCACCACCCACAAGTCGAACATGGCGGTCGAACGCTCGACTCAGATGGCGTTCGTCGCCCTTCCCTATCTGAAAGACGAAGGTGCGGCTACGCAGTTCGACAACAACGCCGGTGAGCGATTCACATGGGCGTTTGTCCATCTGGAAGTCGCGCTCGGCTACGCGATCACCAGAAAAGCCATAGACGACAATCTCTACAAGGCGCAATTCAATCCGACAAACCTGAAACTGCAGGAAGCCTTCGCACAGTTCAAGGAAATACAGGGCACCAACATCCTCAATCTCGGCACGACATACCAAACTTCTGTCATTGGTGATGGCCAGGCTCTGTTCTCGACTCTTCATCCCTACGACGGCGGAACGTGGGCCAATACGTCCGGCACGCCAAAGAGCTTGAACGAATCGACACTGCTTGCTGATATGACGAACGTCAGAACGCAGTTCGTCAACGAGCGTGGCCTGCGTATTCTCTCCCGTGCTCGCAGGCTTGTTGTTCCGCCGAATCTCGAACCCATCGCGATCCGCCTCACCAAGACGGAATTGCGCCCCGGCACCGCCGACAACGATGTGAATGCCATCCTGACATTGTCTGGCGGTCTGCCGGAGGGATTTATCGTGTTGGACTTCCTTACGTCCAACTTCGCGTGGTTCCTCACGACGAATATCGAAGGTCTGATCCATATGCTCAGAATACCATATGAGTCTGATATGTGGGTGGACAACGTCACAGATAACTTACTTGTGAAATCTTACGAGAGATATTCATTCGGATATAACGATCCAAGGGCAGTGTGGGGCGAATACCCCACAAGTTAACTGTTCGTAGCACTTGACAAGGAAAACCTGTCTGGTCAACCCCGGTCATGACCGAAATCACCCACCTCCCTATCGGCCAGAAAATCTTGATGGAGAACAGGGCCAATGGCTGACACCACCTTCAAAGGCCCTTTGATGGCTCCAGGCTCGTTGCTGGTCGAGTCCGGTACGGCGGCGACGATTCAGCCGATGGATGGCCCGAGCGGCGTCTATCAGGGTCTCGTAATTCTCGATCCGCGGGGCGTTCCTTTCCCTGCAGAGGGAACGGCGCCTGGCCGCGCTGCGGCTTATCTGAGCAACGCTTCGTTTTGGGCGGTCGATAATAAGCCGCAGGCGTCGAATGCGACAGCGCTTGCTGCGTCCGCAGCACAGACAAGCCTTGTGCCTATGCCGCTTGCGACCACGCAAGTTTCGAATCCAAACGCGGGTTCTCCGTTTATTGCGGTTGGTGTCCCGTTTCTTCCTGCGGGAACGACGGTGGCGACAACGGTCATTGCTCTTGATTTTGGATTTTCGACTGGCACGACCACGGCTAATTCGTCCACTGTGGCTGTGTTCGACAACACCAAGTTCACGCAGGGGCAGTGGATTGCGATTGGCGGCGCCGGGAACGCGAATCAGGCGACGTTTTTCACGCAGGTCCAGACGATCGGTACGTCGAACACGACCACGATCACGGTGTCTCCATTACCGCCCGCTTCGACTTCGTCTGCGCCCATCGGCCAGTCGAATCTGTTTGGTGCAACATTGTTGCCGGTCCCGTACAATTTTGGACCTGGGGTCACGAGTCCAAATAGCGTTACGGCGGATATTCAGGCTGGTTTCGTGCGGGTTCACAATCCATTGGAACAGCTTGCGCGCAATGTCTCGATCACCTTGGCGACGGGTGGTGTCGCGACCGCAGTGAATTTCATCGTGTATGGTTTCGATCTTTGGCATATGCCGATGACGGAGCTTATCACGGTTCCGGCTACAACTTCGGCGACGACGGCTTACGGAGCGAAGGCGTTCAAATACATCGCTGCCATCGTCCCGCAGAGTGCTTCGACAGGTGGTAACTCCTATGGTGCTGGTATCGGTGACGTGTTCGGTATGCCGATGCGGGCCGATGAGTGGGAGCAGACCGAGATTTACTGGGCGGGCACGGCCTCGGCGAATTCGACCGGCTTTACCGCTGCGGTGACCACAACCCCGGCAACGAATACGACGGGCGATGTGCGCGGGACGATCCAGGTTGGTGCCGATGGCAAAGGGTCCGCTGTCACGGGAACGCTGTCGGCGAATGGAACGTCCCGTTTGGCGATCATCCAGGATGTCGGGGTGTGGAACGTCCTGTTCACGACTCCCAATAATACAGCGCCGATGTTCGGCGTTGCGCAATCCACGACCTGATAAGGAAAGGCTGTCGTCATGAGCGGAAAGAGTCGCTTGCAGAGAGCTAAGGGCGGCCGGACTGGTCTGGTTGCTTCGGGCAATCCCGATGTGCTGAAAGAAGCCGAGGGCAAAGAGGATTATGCCAAGGGCGATGAGAGAAAGCGCGGCGGGAAGGTCAAGCACAAGCGGGCTTCGGGTGGCAAAGTCATC